TCGCCAGCGCGGACTCGTCGTGACCTACCGGCACAACCCGCCGCCGAGGTGACCCCGGTCATTCGACCCGGCTCACCTCGCGAACGCCGGACATGAAGAAGCCGGCGGTCCCGAGTCCTCCACGTGGTGGTCATTGGGCCCGCCGGCTCCCTTGAGCTCTGGGTTGGAACCCAGCGCACAAGGTGTCGAAACCGCGTCATCGTGGCGCGACCGCGCCCGCTCGTCAAGTAGGACTTGCGGGCAGGGCCGTACTACGCGGCCGATGATGAAGGTGCGGGCCGCCCGGGACTCGAACCCGGAACTCAAAGGTTTCGACACCTTGCGCGGTTCCATTCCGCAACGGCCCAGGTGCAGAAAAACACGGGCTCGGCCCCGACGCCGACCCGTCCGGATGGTCGCGCTGCGAACCTTGCAAGTCAAGCACGAAACTGCCTGCAAGGTGGAACAGGCGTTCGGACTTCTGGAGGGTCGCCAGACACACGAAATGACCCCCTGCCGGTGGAGGGCCAGCAGGGGGTCGGAACGAGCGGCGACGCCGGAGGAGCTCGGCGCCGGGATCTAGTTGGCGGCCTCGCCGACGGGCGGGAAGTCGTTCTCGCAGAGCTGCCCAGGCTCGGCGTTCTCGAGCGCCTCGGCCCCGACCACCTCGTAGGCGCCGGCGTCATCGAGGTTGCAGCCCTCGTTGACCAGGAGTTCGCCCGACGGCATGAGGACACGTCGGTGGATCCGACCCGAGCTCAGGTCGCGGGTCAGGACGATCTCGCCTTCGATGGTTCCCATGTCAGACCGTGATGGTCTTGTTCGGCTCGCCGGCGGGGGTGGCCTTGGTGTACGTGTCGCCCGGCGACAGCGTCGGAGGCTGGCCCGCGAGGAACGCCACGAGCAGGCCGAGGAAGCCGCCGACGGCGCCCAGGATGATCGCCCACTGCTGGGCGATCGCCGCCGGCTGCGTCGCCCCGATGATCGTGATGAGCATGCTCACCGCACCGGCGATGAGGCCCACCCAGAGGTTGACCGGTCGTCCGAGGAACACGTGTCTGCCCTCCCTTATGCCTTGATGAGCGGCTTCGCGACGTAGCCCACGCCGGCCGGCAGCTTGACCTTGGCCCACGTGTCGGCCGTCACCCCACCGAGCGTGTACGCACCGCCGGGGATCTCGTTGAGCTGGCTGGCCGGCGTGACGGCGGTCGTCAGCAGCAAGACGGCAGCGTGGGTGTCGGGCAGCGCGCGGACGTTGACGCCGGCGTTGACCGTGATCGAGCGGATCGGGTAGATGTGGTCGTCGTACAGGTGCGAGCCGCCGATGAGGTAGCCGTCCTTGTCCGACCAGCCGTACTTGATCGCGTCGGCGCGATAGGCCGTCCCGTAGCGGAAGGTGTGGACCGGGTAGAAGCGCGCCGGGTCGTAGGCCATCCAGCGCCCCGACTCCAGGAACTCGATCCCGAAGTGGTCGTGGACGCCATCCGCCATGCCGGTCTTGCCCATCTTGGCGATGACCTGGCCCTTGGCGACCTTCTGGCCGAGCGACACGCTAAACGAGTTGCAGTGGTCGGCGATGTACCGGGCGTCGGTGTGGCCCTGGATCATCACCCGGATCAACTTGCCGCCAGCGCCGTCGTCACCGGCGAACACGACCGTCCCGGCTTCGATGGCGAGGATCGGCGTGCCGAGCGCGCCGTACAGGTCGATCGCCCGGTGGAAGTGGGCGTGGTAGAGCGAGCCGGGAAACGCGGCCTTGTACGCCTTCAGCGGGCGCCCATCGGCAGCGTTGACGAAATAGCCGGGGAACTCCGCCGACGCCTGGCCGGCGAACCGCTGGCTCACCGGCGACGTTGTCGGGACGACGAGTGTCATCGGTGCCTCACTGGATGCTCACGTGGACGTTGCCGCTGACGACCAGGGCGGCCGCCGCGACAGCCACGGCTACGCGGACCAGGGCGGGCGAGTGCCGGGAGAAGAGCTCGAACAGGAAGCGCACGACGCCCAGGGCACCGTCGCGGCGCGCGGCGGCGATCTCCGCGTTCCGGATGAAGGTGTCGAACCGGCCGTGCGCGTCCGCGCTCTCGCGGTCGGCCGCCTGGTGGTCGGCGCCGTGGGTCGTCATGTACGTCTGGAGGTCATCGCGGAGGCCCCCGAGGTCCTCGCGCATATCGGAGCGGAGCCCCTCGATGGCGGCGAGCAACGCGGCGTCGGTCTCAGCGGTCACGGTGTCTCCCTATGCCCGCGTGATCCGGATGAAGCCGGGCATGTCGGCGCCCACGCCGCCTACGCCCGCGCCGACCGTGCCCGTTCCGACACTGACCTTGGCGCGAATGGAGTAAGCGTGTGCTCCCGCGCTCGGGGTGAGTTTGCGCGCCGTCTTGACCGGTTGGTGGCGGTTGACCGCCGCCACCTGCGCGAACTCCAGCCCGATGCGTCCGATGCTCGTGCCGTCGTACAGGTACAGGTCGATCTCCCGGCCCGCCGCTGTCGTGTCCGGGTTGACGAATGGGGCATAGAACTCGATCAGGACCGCCGTGGTGCCGTCATAGGTCACGCTGTTCCCGGCGACGACAAGGTCCGCGGTTGCCTCCGTCGTGGCCGTGATGCTGACGTTCGCCGTGAACTCCGCGTAGTCGTACTGGTAGCCCTGCGACGGGACCCACAGGCCGTTGGTCCGGATCCACAGGACGTTGTTCGTCGTGTCCAGGACCATGAAGCCGTCGCGCGGGACATCGAAATCGGCGTCAGTGGGGATGCCCGCCTTGCTGCGGATCGCGACCTCGTCAAGGGTGCCGATCATGCGACCAGCTGCGCGGGTCGTGTCGATCGCCGAGGCGAACTCAGAGCTGAGTGAACCAGCGCCGGACGGCGCGGCTTGCTGCGCCCACAGCTCGATCTCCATGTGGGCCCCGCCGCCGCTGAACCGCTTCGTGACCTCCATGACCGGGTACACGTTGTCGACCCAGTAGGCATCGGCGGTCTGGAAGTAGGCGTGCGTGCGAGCGTGCCAACCGCCCCATTCTGGCGTCGTGGTCCCCTGAGGGTGAAGCTGATCGTGCGTGCCCGAGAGGAGCATCCCGAAGCCGCTCGTCACTTGGTGGTCGGTGATGTATTGCAGCCCGATCCCCTGCGCTGCCGCCAGCGTCGTCGCTTGGGGGGCCTCGATGAACGCCTCGACACGACCGATGGCAGCGATGGAGGCCGCGTTGAGCGACCACGCGCTCGATGCGTCGTCCACGCCACGCACGTAGACGGCGTTGACATGACGTCCGCCGTCTCCGGCTACCTCGATGCGCTCCGGGACGACAGTGTGTTCAGCGCCCGAGTGACCTTGCTTGATCGTCTGGATCGTTGGCGATGGACCGCCGAATGGGACGTAATTGGGCGAGCTGATGAATCGATACCGACCTTGGAAGTCGATGTCGATGACAACGTCTTCGGGGTCGGAGATGAGGGCGCCTGGCCCGAGCGACGAATACAGATCACTCGACGCCAGCAGCGCGTTCAGCGCCTCGCGATAGGTCTTGCCCCTCAGTCCGACCGCGACCGTGAGTCGCGCGCCAGAGTCGTTGATGAGGTTGTCCGCGCCGGGAGCAGCGCCCTGCGCGCCGTCGTCGCGGGCAAGCGTCGAAACGCGCGGATCGAAGTAACCCATCACGCGCTGCATCGACGAGCGGAGGTCGGCGTTGGCCGGGACCACGCCGTCGGTGAGCACTCGCTCGTCGAGCAGCGAGTCCAACGAGACTGCGCTCACGATCCATCGCTGGTACAGCGACTCGGTATCTCGGCGGACCGTCTTGATGAAGCCGAGGAACAGGTCGTCGGATCGCCATGCGCCAGTCGAAAGCAGGACGCCGCGATGGTCTACGGCGTAGACATTCTGTCCTTGCGTCAGCGACAGCGCCCTGAGCGGGTCGTCGACGACGAACTCCATCGTGGACGGCTGTCCGAGCACCTCGTGGACGACGACGGTGCCGATGTCCGTGCCGAACACCGAGCCAGGCGAGCCGGCCTGTTTCGCTACATCCAGCCCGTCGATCTGCAACGAGTACTGGTGAGCGTCCGAGGTAGCCGCGTTGGTCCCTCGGGCGATCGCCGCGGTCGGCACCCCGCCCGCCTAGCTGAAGTTGGCTTCGGTGATGACGGCCTGGATGATGACCGTGCCGGCAGCGCGCGCGGTGGGGTTCTTGATGGCGATGCCATTGGCCGTGCCAGCCGGGATCTTGACCGACTTCTGGCGGAGGTCATCCCAGTCAAACTCGCTCACGAGAACGGCTTGCTTGCCGCCCGACTGCGTGGCGATCGTCTGCGTCCACTGCGCCGTGGCCCGCTCGATGAAGGTGCCCTCGGTGCCCTTCACGGTCGGCAGGGTCATCGCCGTCGCGCCGGACGCCGCGTCCGCCGAGTCGCGGGGGGCCGGGGTGATCGCGGTGCCGCCGGTACCGGCTGTCGTGAGGCGGACGATCTCGATGGCGTCGATGGCCGCTGCAGTCGCGGCTGCGAGCTGGTAGATGCGGATCTGGCGGACGAACACCACGAGGCTCGCTCCGGCCATGATCTGGAGCAGGTGGCTGTTCGCGGTCGCGACGCTGATGCCCGCTGCGGCGGTCGGGATGTTGTAGGTGGCGAGGTACTGCTCGCCGATGAGCATGACCTCATCTTCGATCGTGTTCGCGCCGATAACGCGCTGGAACGTGTGGGCCTTCTTGCCGGAGCCCTCCGTCAGGTTGATGAAGGACTCAGCCACGGATCACCCCACAATCGACGGCACAGGGTGGGTGGCACGCGACAGCACGGCCTGGGTGGTCGGCCACGGACGGGCAGATGAGGATGCCCGTATGGTCGCCCTGCCGCGCTCGCCCACAGTCGCCGCAGTAGAGCTGTGCGCGACTCTCGTCGTCCTCGATGTCGAACACCGGCTTGCCGATGAGGTCGTCGTGCGGCTTGCGCTTCCGCGGCAGCCCGTTCTTGCTGTCGACCAGCGGCTCCTCATGGCCGTCGTCGTCGGCGTGCGCGTCGTGGAGGTTCGGGACGCGCCGCGTCAGGTGATGAGCATGCGGAGCGAGCAAGGCCCAGCGATCGGCGCGTTTGGCGATCGTCTCCCAGGCCGCGGCCAGCGCGTGCTCCATGATCTCGCGTTCGGACGGCGCCTTGCCTTCCGCGACCTCCTGGGGCGTACGGACGTAGTCCGTCAGGTCACGGGGCAGTTCGACATGGAAGGTGTGTTCGGTCACCGGCGATCCTTCCGTTCGGGGTTCGTCATCGTCTCGTCGCTCCGCCCGCGCCGGCGAGCGAGAGGTACAGGCGGCGATCGACGATGCGGCCGATCTCCCGGCCGTCCAGGACGATGGGGAGCTCCACCGGGACGCCGCCCGAGGAGCCGCCCCATCCGCCGCCGGACGCCGAGCCGCCCATCGAGCCCCATTGCGCCTGGGGCACGACATCGACGCCAGCGCCGCGCGGGATGATCAGCTCCGGCCCGGCCTCGCCGACGATGGCGGGCTGCCCCGCTGCGGCGAAGCCACCGGAGGCGAAGGTCGGCAGGTTGGTGATCTTGGCGCTGTATATCTTCTGGGCGGCAGTCCACGCCAAGCCCTGGATCTTGATGAGCGCCATGTACCCGGCTTCAAGGTTGTGGAGCGCGCCCGTGGCGTCGCCCGACTTCTTGATCTGCGCGTCGAGGAAGGCGATCGCCGCGACCGGCCCCTTGGCGTCGGCCTGCGCGAGCTGGAGGTTGAACAGCTCCTGCCGGTTCTGGGCGATCTCGCCGGTCAGCTCGATCCACTTCAGGCTGTTCTTCTCGACATGCTTGCGCTGCTCGATGAGCGTGGCGATGTTGTCCTTCAGCTGCGCCTCGTGGCCCGCGTTGATGGCCTTGCCGAACAGCCCGGTATCCACGGCAGCGGTCAGGTTGTCGATTGCGGTGCGGGCGTACTCGGCGGCGCTCTTGATGTTGCTGAGGTCCTTCTTGAGCTCTTCGGAAGGCGGGTTTGCCTGCGTCTCGGCGAGCCCGAGTTCCTGGACTGCGTTCCGGACGCCGATGAGCGAATCGCCGTGGGTTGCCTCGGCCGCCGCGGCGTCGAGCGCCCCCTGCTGAAGCGCTACCAGCTGGTCATACATGCCCCCGATGATCGGGATACTTGAGCCGCCGATGTCCTTGAGGAAGGCCAGCAGGGTGCCCATCTTCTCGGTCGCCGGTGCGGTGTGGTCCATCGCGGTCTGGAGGAAGTCGACCTCGTCGGCGAGGGCGCCGAACGCATCCGCTGCCGCCGGCAGTACCAGAGACTCAAGCCGCGACAGGCTCTTGCCGAGCTTCTCCTGCGCGTTGTCGACCTTCGCCAGCGCGATCTGTTCCTTGCCGAGGTCGGTGTTGGCGAATGCCTGCGCTTGGCCGCCGGCGAGCTTCGTGACCGCGGCGAGCGCCTCGGTCTGTGTCGCGCCGTCCTTGAGGACGATGCCAAGCGCCTTGAGCGCGCGGAACTGTCCGCCCTCGACCTTGATCAGGGCGGTCGACGCTTCCTCGAGGCTGATGCCCTTGAACCGCGCGAGGTCCTGCGCGGTGGCGAGGAACGATGTCGCCTTGCCGACATCGTGGGTAGCAGCCACGAGCTTCGCCATCGAGTTCGTGATCTCGTTGTCGGTGAAGCCGAGCTGCATCCCGGCGGCGTCCGCGGCCTTGATCTGGTCGGTGTGGGCGCGCCATGCCGGGACGTTCGCGTTGAGCGACGTCGTCAGCCTGGCGGTTGCGACCTCCTGCTCCCGGTACGCCTGGACGCTGTCGCCGACAAGGTCGATGACCTTGTGGAGCGCCTCGCCGGCGAGGCCGAACGCCTTGCTCGTGATGCCGGCCGAGATGCCCGCTTGGACACCCTGGCTCTTCATCGCGCCGGCGATCTTGCCGAACGTCGGGCTCGCCTGGTCGATCGCCTTGAGGATGAGCTCGAGGGTCGACTTCGAGGTGCTCACCGGCGCCGGCGCCGGGAGCCAGGATCGAGCGGCGGGCGCTTCGAGGCTCGGGCTCGGGCGTTGGCGAGCATCTGCATGGTTTCGATCACCTCGTCGGGCGCGTCCTGGAGATCACGCCATGACCAGCCCGGGTGCTGATCGAGGAAGTAGATGTCGGCGAGCTTCTCGTCGAGGCGAACGGTTACGCCGGCGGCGAGGCGGTCGATGTCCCGCTTGAATCGTTTGGGTCGGCGTCCTTCCGCCATTCGGCGTAGAGCTCGACGCATCGCTCGAAGATCACTGCGGTCACGAGCTCCGGAGCGCGCTCGAGCGCGGCTCGCTGGCCGTCGGCGTCGTCTGGCCACTCGATCGACGTGCCGGCCTCGTCCTTGACGCTCCAGCCGGTGACGAACGCGAGCAGGTAGCCGTCGACGACGTCGGGTCGGAGCGCTGGATCCTCGCTCGCGCGAGCGATGCCGCGGAGGATCGTCTTGTGCTGGCCGTGGGTCAGCGACGTCCGAAGATCGGCCGACTGGCCTTCCGGCATCGCATGCATCTTGCCGTTGGGATGCGGGTGGCTGGTGAAGTGTTCGAATCCCATGGGGTCCCTCCGAGCAGGGTGGGCCGGCTGCTCGGGGCCGGCCCATGGATCACGGCGCCCGGCCGCCGGCGAGAAGGTCGGCGAGCGCTAGCAGGGCGGTCGCCGGGTGGTCGGCCTCAGCGAGCCGCCGGGCGCCCGGGACGACGTTGGACTCGACCGCCGCGATCCAGACCGAGCGCAAGCCACGCTGCTCGCGATCGAGCCCGACGAATGACCAGTCCGGCATGGCCGCAGCCTTCGCCGCAGCCCATGCTCGGCAGAGACAGCGGTCGTCCGCCGAGCACGCATGCATGCGCTACGGCAGCGCGGCGAGCGAGTTGACCAGGACGCCCTGGATCGAGAACGCCGACGTCGGGTCGTAGGCGAGGTTCGCCTGGACCTTGTAGAGGTTGATTCCTTCCTCTTCGCCGCCGATCGGCTCGACCTTGGAGTAGAGGATCGGGACGTCGATCAAGCAGCTGTAGTTCGTCGCGCCGAGCACCGGGCCTGTCGCCTTGAGCCGAACGAAGTCGAGGGTCTGGGCGTACCACTTGTCGTAGAACTCGGACACCGCCAGCGCTGTCGATTCGACCGTCATCGAGAGCGTGCCCGAGATGTCGGTCTCGACGTGCTGGGCCCCGTACAGGTTGCCGTCCATGTAGTGGCGCCAGATCAGCCCGGTGTCGACGTCAAGCTCCCAATCGAGCAGGAAGTTCGTCGAGATCGAAGCGCCGGCGAGGCCAGCCTGGGTCGCGGCGTACTTGACCGTCCACAGGTCGCCCGGGATCTTCACGCCGGTGTTCGACGCCGGGACCGCCTTGGCGCCCTTGATGGCGCGTTGGCCGAACCAGGTCGTGTCCAGGTTCGTGATGTCGAGCAGGCCGGCGCTGAGTTTGAAGCTCTTGAGCATGCCGTACTGGATGCGCCAGTTCTGCGTGTCGTCGCCGACGTCGATCGAGTACGCCTCGGGGCTGTTCGCCGCCGTCATCGAGGGCTGCCAGGTCCACGTCTTGTCGGCCATCGCGCCGGCGCCGGTCAGTCCGCCCTTCAGTTGGCTGATGACCACGCTGAGGTCGTCGTAGCTGACGCCCGAGACGGTCGACGCCTGGAGCGCGACGTCCTCGCCCATCTGGGTGGCGCGGGCGATCCTGGTCCGTACGCCGCGGTTCTCGCCCTCGTGGAAGTTGAGGTGCGGATCGAGGTCCAGGACGCCGGTCCCGCCCATGTACATCTGGCGGGTTGGCGCGACCGGCGTGCCTCGGACGGTCTCCTTGCCGACGTTGAAGTACGTGAAGATCTGCGTCCCGGGCATCGGCTAGGCCTCCGGCTGGGCCGGCGCGGCCGGCGGTGGATCGAGCGTGACGAGACCGGCGCCGAGCCACTCGGCGGCGAGCTCGGCCGGGACTTCGGTGCCCTCGAGCGGAACGCCGGCGAGATAGTTCCCGCTTGCGTAGGCCGCGGGATCCGGGTAGACGTGGACGGGCTCCGCGCTCGCGGCGACCGCGGCGGCCGCCGCGGCGGCCTTCTTCTCGGCTCGTGTGGCCATCGGGCTCTCCTACGCGACTGGGCTGATGGGTTCGGAGGTCTTGACCGAGACCGTCATGTCGAGGCCGAGGTACTGACTGCCCTCGTAGGCCACGACCCCCGGGCGGATCGCGGAGATCCACGCCAGCGCCACCTCGCCGGCACGCCCGAGCTGCGTCTGGGTGAGGATCCGGTCCTGGCTTGCCTTGTGCCAGGCGTACAGGGCGACGATGTCCGTCGGGTCGGAGGGCTCAGCAACGAGCAGCAGGCGGACCGGGTAGGCCTGCAGCGAGAGGCGGGTCTGGCTGACGAGCTTGAGCTCGGGCTCCTCGGGCGGAAAGACGAGCAGCACCGGAAGACCCGGGATGCCGGTTGGCAGCTGCTCGGTGGCCGCCACCAGTGCCGGCTGGTTGGTCGGCGTGACGAAGCCAGCGCCGGTCGTCCAGCGCAGGGCGATGGCGGCCGCGATCGCCGCGTTGTCGCTCATCGCCCGCCGCGCTCGATGTGGAACGCGAGGTTGTTGGCCATCGTCGCCGCGCCGCGATCGATGATCCCCTGGACCTCGGCCTCGGAATCGTCGACGCCATCCGCGAAGAACGGCACCGCCCGATTGCCAGGGTGGTGGACACCGGTCCGGACGGCCAGGATGTCGGCCCCAGCGCCGCGGACGCCCTTCGATCCTGCGCCCGCCCAGCGCGAGTTGACGGATCCGGATCCGCGGATCGTGAGTGCCTTGCCGCTGCCTCCGAGCTGGCCAGCAGCCTTGCCGAGCCCGATCTCGTGGGGCCTAGTGCCGCCCTCGAGCAGGTGCGCGACGGGCCCACCGGCATAGACGGTGACGGTGGTGCCGACGCCGACGCCTTGCCGCTTGTACTGCACTCGGCCGGCCATGTGGCCGCTGCGCCGGTGAGGCGCCGCCCGGTTTCGGACGTGCCGCCGCACGGCGTTCCCAGCTCGGACGAGCACCGCTCCGACCGTCTGGTCGGCGAGCTTCCGGAACGCGAAGGCGTCCAGCGCATCGGCGGCGCGCTGCAGTTGCGTGGTGTCGATCTCGAAGCTGGCCATCAGATCGGGACCCAGGCGTAGCGAGCGAGGACTTCCCTGAACTCGGCCGCGAGGATCCGGCTGATGATCGCCTGGCCCTGCGCGTCGGCGCCGACGGTGTCGCTCTGACCGGTCCTGCGGGCCTGGAAGGCGCGCACCGTGACGGTCTCGCCGACGTCGGTGAGCTCGTCGGGAATGACGGCCCAGCCGAGGACAGCGGTGACCTCGATGGTGTCCATCCCGATGGTGGGGAACATACCCATCGGGTTCGTCGACGAAGGCTCATCGACCATCCAGAGCTGGGTGCCCGGCCAGCCGACGGGGCGCTCCTGGCTGTGGGGGCGGATCTTGATGTCGCCGATCGGCACGGTCTGGAACGACGCGGAGGTGCTCGCCTTGACGCGCACTACGGTGACCGACTGGATCCCCTGCTTGATGGGCAGCATCCGGCCGTTCTTGCGGACGGCGGCGCCGTCGAACAGGTAGGGCCCGGCCACGGTGTATGGCGCCACGGCCCGACCCATGATCTGCTCCATGCGGCCGTTGACCCAGTCGCAGTACTTCGCGATCAGGATGTCGTCGGCCGTGTCGCCGCCGCCGGTCGCGCGGCCGAGTCGGAGCTTGACGTTGTCGCGGGCCGCGTAGGCGCCGATCGCTGTCGCCATCGACTACTTCTTCTTCGTCGCCTGGCTTCGGTTGCCCTTGGGCGCCTCGGCCTTCTCGGCGACCTCGTCGGCTGCCTCGTCCTCGGTCAGGGCCACGTAGCCGTGGGCGGCGAGCTGCTGGTCGACCTGGTCGACACGGCCGGTGAACTTCGCCTTGACCGCAGCATCCGTGGCACCGGCTGCCTTGGCGGCCAGACCGGCGCGCTCGCGCAACAGCCCGGCGACGTAGGCCGAGTTCTGCTCGGCGGGCGTGGCGATCCCGGACTCGACATCCGGCGCCGGCGAGGAATCCGGGTCCAGCGGCCCGTTCGAGAACGTCGTCGACATGAGCGGGTCCCTTTCTTGGATCGTTCCGCGCGGAATGACGCGACCGGGGCGAGGGGCGGGCCATGCCCCGGTCGCGTTGAGGGGGTTACGAGATCGCGACCCAGGGCCGGTTGACGACCGTGGTCGGGGTGGCCAGGGTGGCGGGCGCCGTGGTCGTGAGCGCCGCACCGGAGGTGAGGCCCTTGACCTTGTAGCCCGTGAGCAGCGCGCCGTTGGCGGCTGCGCGACCGGCGACCTTGCAGATCAGGGACGGCACGGTGGTCGCCTTGACCATGATCGCGGCGTAGTAGACGCCGGTCGCCGTCGCGACGTAGGCCGTCGAGAGGGCGAGCGTCTTGATGGTGTCCGCGGCCCACGCCGCGGTGAGCTGGTCGGCGCTCTGGAACAGCAGCGCCGGGGTGGCCGCGGTGTCGTACAGCGCGAACCACCAGTTCGTCGGCGTGCCGGCCGCCGTGGCGCCCGACAGGAACGACAGGCTGGTGACCTTGTCGCCGACCTCGAGAACGATCGGGACGGCGGTCATCACCTGCGTGGTCAGCGCGGCTGCCACGTCGGTCGAGCTCTCGCCCGCGTCGAAGTTCTCGCGGTAGAACGTTGACCCGCCCATGAGCTGGAACGGGAAGTCCGTGACGCTGGGGTGTCCGGTTCGGGGCATGCGGTTGACCTCCTTGGGTCAGGCGAGCAGCGAGGGGACCGGTTGCCCGATCCCCTCGCTCAGCTCTAGAAGGTCGGCGCGATGAGCCCCGTGCCGCCGATGGTCGAGATCGACTTGGGGAATCTGCCTGCGAAGAGATTCACATACGCGTACAGCTGCAGGCGGACGGTGAGGTTCGCGCTGAGCACTTCCTGGAGGACGCGGGTCCGGATCGGCGACTCCATGAGGAGCACGTCGTCCGGCCGGAAGACCACGATCTGGTCCTCGGTGCCGCCGCCCAGGTTGGTCGCGTGCGAGCCGGTGGCCACGACCGGGAGGCCGTTGCTCAGCATGCCCACGATGCCCTGCGCGGCGACCTCTCCGAAGGTCGCGATCGGGTTGAACGCGGCCGAGCCCGCGGGGATTCCGAGCGGGCGGCCCGTGCTGTCGACGGCCGTGCTGATCCACGCCCAGCGCCGCGGGTGCATCGACACGATCTGTGCCGGCGCGAAGCGGTTGGAATGGATCTGCTGGGCGGCGTCGCCGAACTTCGGGAAGAGCTCGGGTGCGGTCGGGCTCGCGTCCGTGTAGGTCACGGTGTTGATGCCCGAGATCTGGTTCAGGCCGAGGAGCTCGTTGGTGCCCGAGCCGCGCATGATCTGGCGATCGAGCTCGGCCTGGTAGGCACCGTTGAGGTCGGCGAAGATGATCTGGTCGACCGGGTAGGGCGAGAGGTCGATCGACTGGATCGACACGTCCTGCTGGCCCGCGATCGTCACGGTCGTTCGCGCGAGCTGCGCGGTGATCGCGTCGGTCTCGGACACGGCAGCGTTGTCACCGGCCTGGCCGGCCTGGCTCGAGCCGGTGGTGATGCGCGGCACGGTGATGCTGTTGGTGGTCGGGAACCCGGCATCGACCAGGAACGGCGCGAGGACGCGGCCGACCCGGGCGAACGCGGCGAGCTGGTTGACCAGCCACACGGGCGGGATGAACGAGCCCATCGACGTCGCGCCGGTCGTTCCGTCGCGGCGCTCGCGCTCTTCGCCGAACGCGTTGTTGCGGCGCAGGCGATCGCCGGCCTCGAAGTCGCCCTTCGTGGCCCGGATCAGATCGCCGAAGAACGACGTCTCCCGACTTTCCTGCCGGTAGACCTCCTCGTTCTTGGTCACCTGGATGCGCGGGCCGAGGGTCTTCTCGAGCTTCGCGCGCTGCTCGGCGGCCTTCGCCGAGCGGGACTCGAGCGCCTCGACCTCGACAATCTGGGCGTCCTTCGCGTCGGCCAGCTCACGCTGGGTCTTCACGCTGGCGAGCTCGTCTGCGGTGAGGTCGCGCTTCTCCTTGACGGCGCCGTCGACCAGGGCCTGGCCGGCGGCGATCGCCGCGTCGCGCGTCTCGATCAGCCCGGGGATCGGGCTGCCTTCGGCGTAGGACGCGATGCCGACGTTCGAGGGCAGGAGGCCGAGGGCCGCCATGCCGAGGATCGCCGGGCTGTAGATGGCGAAGGGAATAGGGACCGAGCCAGCGAATCGCTGGAGCGGGATGTCGCGGGTGCGCATCGAGTCGTCTCCATGTCGAAGAACCCACCTCGCGGCGGGCTCAGGGGGTGGGAAGGCGACCTCAGCTCAGGTGGTGACCGCTACGTCCTCCTCCCCGAGTCGGCTCCGGGCCGCGTTACCGCGGGTGGTGTCCGAGTGGTTGGAGCGAGGACGCCCGGCTCCGGGCGTTGCGGGGGTCAGGCGTGCGCGCGCTGCAGGAGCGCGCGGGCTACCTCGAGGTTGGGGGTCGGGAGCGCGTTGCTCTCGAGCTTGTCGGCATCCGAGCCGACCTCGCCGGTCTCGGCGGTGATGAACTTCTGGAGGGCGTCGATCGCGGTCCGGAGCAGGTCGGCCTGAACCTGGTCGTCCGTCTCGTTGCCGAGGAGCTCGACGAGCGAGCCCAGGGCCCAGGACGCCGCGGATGCATCCCAGGCGGCAGAGCTCCACCGCTGGTCGACGTCGGGCGCCACGACCGCGGCGGCGCGGCCCATGAGGTTCCACTCGTCGGTCGTCAGGCGCCGGCCTTCGCGGACCGCGTCGAGGAGCAAGCTCAGGTCCTCGTACGGCGCCTCGAGCTGGTTGGCCAGGGCTCGCACCGCCGCCGTGGTCTCGGTGTACGCCGGTGTCTTGCCGGTCAGGACGGTCACGTGGTAGAGCCGGACCTCCTTGAGCGACCGCCGCTTGCCATCGGACGAGAACGGCGCGCCGCCCTTGGTGGCGCTGAACTCGAAGCTCATGCCCGAGAGCTCATCCGCCTCGGCGAGGGCGCGTAGGTCGCGGGCGTAGGTCGTATCGACCATTCGCGATTCGGTCAGCAGGCCGGTCGAGTCCTCGGCCAGGTTGAGCCGGTCGGTCTTGGTCGACGCCAGCAGCCGGCTGTCGTCGTGGTCGACCACGAATGTCTGGCGGCCGTTGGGCGGGTTGACCAGGCTCCTGGCGAAGCAGCCCGGCTCGACCGTCTCGGTGTACGGCATCGGCAGCGACGGCGCCCCGAACACCGCTGCGTAGCCCGTGAACACATGCTCGTTGCCGTCCGACCGGACCTCGAGCTTGGCCGGGACCGGGATGGCTCGTTCGGTTCTCATGCCGTCTGCCTCGCTGGTGCGAAGTTGTTGTTCGGCGTCTCGAGCGGACCGCCGCGATCACCGCCGAACGGCGGCTCGTCCTCGAAGGCTCGGATCTCGTCGATGTCGTAGATCTTGTTCTGGGCCAACAGGGCGTAGCCCTCGCTCCGGGTCTTGAAGTCGGCCCGGAGCAGGCCCTTGGTGTTGAACTTCAGGTAGGTCTCGAAGCCGCCCGGGATCAGCCGGCGGTAGGCCGCCTCGATCCGCTCGATGTATGGCCGGATCGTGTACGCCTCGAAGTCGATGCCGACCGCGTCGACAGCCCGGTACGACATCGTGCCGGGCTCCGTGATCGCCAAGAGGTGCGGCGGGATGCCGAACAGGTCGGCGATCTCTGAGCGCCCGAGCTTCTGGAGCTCGATGAACTGCAACTGCTCGAGCGACAGCTGCGGGATCTTCCACTCGGCGCCGTTGGCAAAGACGCCCGGCTTCATCTGGTTGTCGCCGCCGTACTGCGCCTCGATCTCGCCCTTGATCTGCTGGAGGGTCGGATCTTCGAGCGGACCGGGCACCTGGACGTAGCCCGACATGTAGGCGCCGTTGCGGAAGACCTTGTTGCTGAACTGCTGCGCCGATCGGTTCGTCCCGAGGGCGAGCGCCGCCTCGTCGATCGGAGACAGGCCCCGCAGCGAGCCGGCCTTCCTCGAGCGCGCGATGTGGATCATCTGGTCGGGCCCGACCTCGACGGGCTTGCCCTGCTCCCAGGTCGCGAGGCGGTACCGCGGCCCCTTGAGGACCGTGATCTTGGTCGGGTCCATGACGTGCAGTGACGCGACGTCGTACACGTTCGGCAACGCGAGCGTGAAGCTGTTGCCGTCGAGCGCCTGGCTCCACATGACCTGGCTGAAGTGGTCGACTCGGGTGATCGATGGATCGTCCGGATCCGGGGCGTCGAGCCAGTCCGGCCGGGCTGCTGGGAATCGCCCACCCCCGCGCCGCTGCAAGACGTCGACGGGCAGCGTGGCCACCGTGTCGGCGAGGATTTGGACTGCCCTGAACACGGCGATAATCCGCGTCGACGTGTCCTGGCTGATGGTCGACCCGACGCTGCCGGCGCTCCCGATGATCGAGCTCGCCTCGAACATCCGCTGCTCCGGGGCGCGGCCGAGGATTGCTCGGAGGAGGCTCACTTCCCAGCCTCGCGGCCTTCATAGATGGCGATCACTCCGAGCACGCCGATTGCGAATCGGATGTCATACAGCCCGGCGCCTATGACCACGAGCGCGTACCCCGCGAGCAGCACGAGGGCCGGCGCGAGCCGCTTGAGCGTCTTCACGGGCGGCCCTCGCTAGGTGATGCGGACGAAGTAGGGTCCCGCGGGCGCCGGCTTGTTCAGGGCGCCGGCTGCGATCGCGTCGTTCCGCGCCTCCCAGGACAGGGCCCCAGCCGGCACCGAGTCGATCTTGTTCTGGGATCCGGGTCGGTCCTTGTAGACGATCCAGAGCGACCCGCCGTCGTCGCGGAAGCCCGTGTCATGCCGAACCGCGTTGGCGATGTGGGCGGTGAACAGGCCGCAGAGCTCGTCGGCCTGGGCGCAATGCGACAGGTCACCCTGGCGCTGAGCGTTCCCATACGACCGGAGCGCGTAGGCCATCGCCTTGGGGCGGTTCGTCCACCACTCGATGACCCGATCCTTGCCGTACAGGCCGGCCCATCGAGCGATGTCGGATTCCCAATACGGCGGATCCGCGTACATCCGCCAGACATCCCACCGTTCGAACGCGCCGGCGACGGCCGCGTCGACCAGGTCGGCCGGCACCTGCCAGGCATCGGCGGCGAGCGGACGCTCCCAGATGCCGATTGGCCACTGGTAGCCCGAGGCGACCTCGGTAGCGATGATTGAAGTCGCGTCCCAGAGCCGTGAGCCGTCGAAGCCGAGCGTGATGAGAGCTCGGTCGGGGACGACCTTGGCCCGCTGGACGGCGAGGTCGGTCCACCGCTCGAGGTCGAAGGCGTGGCCGGCGCCGACGGCGAGGATGTTGCCGAAGAAGCGCATGGCCTGGGGCGCGTCTCGCTCGACGAGGTCCGCGGCCTCACTCTCGATCGCCTCGAGGTCGAGGTGGCCGCCGTTCTCCCGCAGGACGTCGGCCGGGTAGACGATTCGATGGATCTTCCGGCGATCGCGCTTGTCGGTGTAGCTGAGCGCCTTCGGGGGCTGGACGAACTGACGGTAGATGTCGGTCGCCTTCGACTCGAACTGCAGCTGGGCGACCGATTGCTCGGCGGGGTTCCAAGCGTTCGACGTGAGCGAGGCGCGCCCGCCCATGCCGGCGAGGCCGCGGTACTGCGTGTCGGCGACCTTGCTCATGCCGTTGCGCGGCGTCCAGATCCCGAGCTCGTCTTGGGGCGCGAAGGTGAGGCGCTGGCCGAGCCGGCTCTGGGCGCTTGAGGTGACGGTGTCGATCCGCCCGCCGCCCGGGAGCCGGATGAACTCCTCGCCAGTTTTCGGGATCAGGTCGGCAAGCGGGCCGTCGTCAATCATCGGCCGCAGGGCGTCGTAGGTGTTCTCGGTCGATTCCTCCGAGAACGCCGTGATCTGGATGAGCGGCGTCGGCCAGCTCATGCCCATCGGCTCGCTCGCGTCGTACGGATATTCCCACCCGCACCGGCAGCCGTGGTCGAGGCAGACGTACCCGTCGTCTTCGCCAGCCCAGCCGGCGAACAGCGCCGGCCCGACACCCTCGACGCAGATCTGGGAGGCGACGAGCGGGTTCTTGCCGATCTTCTGGGGCCCGACGAGCAGGCCGCGTCGGTTGACGAACGATGGCGCGAGGATCGGGTTGTCCGGGATCCAGCGCGCGTCGCCCCGGACCAGGTAGAAGTTGGCGATGTAGAGCAGCTGATAGTCGTACAGCTGAAACGCCCGGCCCTTCCTGAAGCCGTCCGGCACGATGCAGTGCCGGGCGATCCACTCAGGCACGACGAACATCGTCTTGGGGCTAGGCGGCTCCGCCCTGGATACTCGTGAGCCGCGCCTTCGCGGACTGGCGGTCGGGCTCATCGGACGGCGTCGTCTCCCGGACAGGATGGGCCGAGTCGATGACCCAGCGGTTGCGCGCCAGGCCGCTGACGGTGAGGCCGAGCGAATCCATCTGCTGGCGGACGAGCGTCCGCGCGGCGACCGACGCCTTGGTCTTCTCGGCGTCCTTCATGGACCGGACGTACAAGGCGACCTCGGCGACGAGGCCGAGCTCCTCCCACATCACCGCCTGGGGACGGGTCCATTCGCTGGTCCAGATTGCGAGCTCGCGGGCCGTGGCTCGCGACAGCGGCCAGACAGGCGACGGCTCAGCGCGCCCGGCGGCCGGGAGATGGATCCAGTCGACCTTGTCGCGATCGCGACGCAGGGCGTTGGGATCAGGCGGGGGTCCGGAGCGCGCTCGAGCGCCACCTTGCATGGTTCAGGCCCTCGTGACCTCGACGTTTGAACCTGACACACCATTTTCGATGG